AAAGACGTAAAACAATAAAAAAATAAATTTATACTTAATTAGTTATTTATTATTTAATAATTACTTAACTCTGTAATAACATCCGTAGTATCTTCTTCTTGTGGTATAAATTTTACTCCGTACCAACATCCCTTGGGAGAACTGCCAAATTTTTTATCCATATAATTATATAATTCTTGACTTTTGGGTGGCTTTCTCATACCAAACTCCTGTTGATACCATAATTTAAAATCATTTATTAATCCAACTTTTCCAATTTTTAATGATCTATCATGCACGGTTTCAATTCTACTTGAAACATAAGATGCGATAAAATCTTGGTTATTTCTATATTTTTTAGACGCATTTATCACAGTTTTACAATCTCTAACAATACCGTCTGTTTCGAATGCCTTATTTACAAGCATACTTGCAAATACGGGTGCCAACCCTGGTAACCTTTCTTTTAAATTTGGGTCTTTAGGATATACATAAAGTGTTTCATCTGTATGTTCTTCTCCTTCATTAATAAATTTAGACATAAAATCTACTTTTTTAATTCTTCTCCAAGTACCATCGTCATTACTTTCAATATCAAACAAATTATTAGTACATACAACTAAATTAAATTGTGTTTCAAAAGTAACCGATTCACTGTACAATCCTCTTGCTTGAATAGGATCACCCCCAGTTAATTCTTTCATAGTACCTTCATTTAATTTATCAGATTTAGAAGGTTCTTGAACAACCGCATATCTGAGAAACCTTAATTTAAGCACTTCATCGGATGTACCACCGATTTTACCTCTTTTATCTGTCAGTAAGGTTAATGGTACTAATCCTTTGTATTCACCTAATGTATGCCCCATCAAGTCTGCCAGAATAGATTTACCATTACTACCACTTCCGTGATATACATTAAATGAGTGATTTTTATTTGCTCCAATCATACACGATGATAAATGTTCCCACATATATTCATTTAAATCTTGGACAGGAAATAATTTTTGCATAAAGTCGATTAATTGGTTGTATTTTTCTTTTATTTCAGGATCTGATAAATCTAACGGTTTATAGTCAATTTTTGTGGATATTGTGATATAGTCCTCTGGTACTCCATCCCTAAAAATTTTATTCTTAAAATCGACTACGCCGTTGTTAAAACATAATAAATACTTATTTGTATTTATTTTAGTATCGAATAAACTATCATAAAATATTTCGGCAGCTTCGCGCATAATATTACCTTTGTCAGAAGTTCTTTTTAATTTTAATTTTACTTCGCTAATTATTTTAACCTTTTTCTGGATAAATGTTTTTTTATCCTCGTCATCTTGATGAATATATAGTTCATTTTGTAAAGTTTCTATTTTGTTTGTAAGTAAATTATACATTTCTGTCGAAATTTTATTACGTAAAGATAAACCCGAATCAAGGTTCCATTTATGGTTTTTAAATACGTACCAAATATGCTGTTTAAAATTAGTACAAATATAATTGTCTTTATACATTTGCTTTAATACTTTTGCAAAATCATATTCTGTTGCAGACGATATTGCTTCTTCTAAATATGCGTCAATTGTATTTGCTTTAATTTTTTCGTATTCATCGAAATTTTCAGTTTTAGCCCAATATAAAATGGAGCGTTTTGTAACAGATTCATTGTTTGTTCTATTAAAATTTTTCCATCTACCGTATAAATCGGGAATCGTACTATAATCAAAATCTGAAGCCTTGCTTCTTACTTTTACCCAAGATAAAAACAGTCTTTCATCGGTATTTTTTAAAGCAAAAGCTAATTTAACATTTAAATCATGTGATCCCGGTTGATAATACTTTTCTGGCAATATTTGCGCGAATTGATGCGCTTCAATTGCTTCATAATCACGTTTTTTTTCATAATTTTTAATCATAATATCAACTGCTTTATCTAAAATTTCGACCGATTTTATATCTGTTAACGATATTTTTTCTAATGGTTCCTTATAGGTACATTCATCGTCGTCTTCATCTTCGTCTTCGTCTTGTAAAATGGATGCCTTATTTATTAAATTAAATTTAACATTACTTTTAGGTTTTTTAGATTTATCTTGTAAACGATCGTTGTATATTTTGAGTATATTTGTATTTATTTCAAATTTCGGATTATTTTCGTATTGTACGGAAAGTTCCTGAAAACGTGTTTTTAAGTCAAATGTACTTGTTTTTTGTTCGTCTAACATAAACTCATTATCTCTTATGTCGTACGTTACAACGTAATACTGAGTTAACTCATATGCCTCATTACCAGGTTTTGTAGATCCAAATAATTGCCAATTCGTAGTTCCTTTGGTTATCCCTTCGTCTAATACTTTATCCCACGTGCAATTTAATGGTAAATCGCCCCAACATTCTGCTAATTTAGTTAGCATGTTCTCGCGAATAATTGTTTGCATAACATGATCAATTTGTATACCAATTAACATATGAATTCCGTCCTTTGTAATTGTAATATGTGTAGTTTCATTACAAACGATATTTACATTGGGTTTTTCGAAAATAAATATATTAAAAGAAGTATTCCCTTTAAAAACATAACATTTTTTAAGTTCTTCCAAATACAAAGATATCATATCTATGATATGGTTTTCTTTATTATGTTGTCTATTAACAATGCTTTCGTCGTATCTAAAATCAAAATCAACTACCATAGGCCCCGTTCCATTTTGTAATTGCCTTTCAGTTAAATATTCTGGTTTTTTTTTGACAAAAACATGTTCATAATATAATTTATAAAACAGTGGTAATTCGTCTTTTTCTATAAGGTATTTAGCACCGTAAACATCGAATTCTTTATTAGGTATTCTTGTATGGGTCGCCGTGGTTTGGCCATCTTTTTTAATACTATGTGTTGCTAAAAATGCAGGTAAATCTTTAAATTGTGATGATAAACCAGTTGTCGTAATCATAGAAGTCATTGTCTAATTAATATTACTAAAGATATTTCTATTTCATTTTTTTAATATATAATGAATAAAAAATATTTAAACCTATTTTGTTAAACTAACTAAACGATGATACAACGAGATACCGTAAAACGGCTATTAAAAGATGTAAAAGATATAATTAAAAACCCTTTAACAGATAACGGTATTTATTATGTACACGACGAAGAAGATATGTTAAAAGGATATGCTTTGATTATAGGTCCGCAAGATACTCCTTATTTTGGTGGGTATTATTTTTTTAATATAAAATATCCGCAAGATTATCCGTTTAGTTTACCGACAGTAAAATATTGTACAAATGCAAACAACGTGCGATTTCATCCAAACTTATATTCTGACGGAAAAGTATGTATATCAATTTTAAATACTTGGAAAGGAGAACAATGGTCTTCTTGTCAAAATATATCGTCGATTTTATTGTCTTTATTTACATTATTTAAAAAAAATCCTTTATTGCTTGAACCGGGTGTAAAAAAAACTAATGTCGATGTGAATACATATAATAAAATAATAGAATATGCAAATATAGATATTGCGTTTTGCGATATTTTAAATAAAAAAACAGGAGTGTATTTACCTTTTTTTAATTTATTTGAAACTATAATGAGAGAAAATTTTATAAAAAATATTGAAAAAATAGATGAATTTGTTAATAATCAGAATAAAAATATCGAAGAACTAAGGTTGCAATATTATTATAATAGAATGAATATAATAATTGATTATAAGTCGGTTATTAATAAATTACATCATTTAAAGACAATTTATAATTAATTAAGAAAATTGAATTAAATATATAAAGTATTATTATATAATTAACTATGCATTTCTGTACAAAATGTAATAACATGTATTATATACGCATCGATAGTAATAATTCAAATAAATTAGTATATTACTGTCATAATTGTGGAAACGAAGATACAAATTTGGTAAATGAAAACATTTCAGTTTCAAAAACCCAAATAAAAAAAACCGAACAAACATTCAATAATATTATTAATAAATATACAAAATTAGATCCTACCCTACCCAGAGTCAATAATATATTATGTCCAAATATTAGTTGTGAAACAAATACAAAAGGGATAGAACGTGAAATAATTTGTATGAGATATGACGATACGAATATGAAATACGTATATTTATGTAGCGAATGTGATATAGTTTGGAAATCAAAAAATTAAATAATTCTTTTATTTAATATAAAAATTGAAATAAAAAAATATAAATATAACATAATTATATTAATTATAATGAGTGACAGCGAATATTCAGATAGCAGTTCAGATAGTAGTAGTGAAGATGAATTTCCAATTGAAAATAAATTGGTTAAACCTTTTAAAATTTCAAAAAATATAACATTAGATGATGATTTAGAAGAGATAGACGATATTGACAATGATATTGAATATGATATTCAAAAAGGAGGAGAAGATGATGAAGATGATTCGGACGATGATTTAGATGAACTTGATGAATCTGCGCCAAAAAAACAAATTGAATTGTCGGCAAATGACAATTATTATGAAACAGACGAAGATGATGACGATGATGAAACGGACGAAAATTATTTACAAAAATTTGATACCGAAATAAAAAAAAATTATATTAATGAATTTCATCCCGAGTGTTTAAGTCACAATTATGATGAAATAAGTAAATTAACAACTGTTATAAGAAATAGTGATAATATAGTGGTTGATCCATTTCATAAAACAGTGCCTTATTTAACAAAGTTTGAAAAGGCGAGAATACTAGGACAACGATCTACCCAAATTGAAAATGGTGCGAAACCTTTTATTAATATACCCGAAAATATAATTGATTCTTATGTTATTGCAGAATTAGAACTTAGAGAGAAAAAAATACCGGTTATAATTGAACGCCCTATTCCGGGAGGTGCATTTGAATATTGGAAATTAGCTGATTTAGAAATTCTTATATAAAAAATGATATTATTTATGAACAAAAACAATTTTTATTTGTAACATCTGATATGAGTGTGGTACCATTTTTTTTAACAGAAATGATATTCCATAAATCACTTGATAAACGAGAATCTAATAAATATAAATATGGCAAATAAAAATAACCTTTATCTCCCCATTCTGTACCCCAAGAATTTCTCATAATCCATAATCTACGATTATCATCATATCCTACACATACAACTGCGTGACCTCCTAATTCTTGATCTGTTTCTGTTGGCATCGGTACTAACCCGGTTTGTGCTACCTCATTACTTTCAAATGACTGATACACAACAATACCTACCACAAACGGATATCCTTGTGCTAACGCACTTTTCATTGAGGTAACATCATTATAAATATGTTTTACTTGTAATGCTTTATGTTGACGAGCCTCTGTATAACAATGTGGTGGCGGTGCAACAGCAAATTTATTCACATCATACGGCCATTCCGTTTCTTGGCACACACCGTATTTTTGTAATGTTGAAATACCATCAGATAAACTAGCACCAGCATCGTCGGGGATATCATTTTCTAATTTACGTTCGTTATAATAAACAAATAATCTTGACCCATATAAGGTATTATCGTCGTAACCCATTAATCCACATAATGCGTTTGCCGTACATGACCCCAATTTTCCTTGATCATAAACCGTCTGAAATTTATGCCTTAAATCAACCACTTCGGGTAATTTATTTAAGAGGGGTAACTCTAATATGTCTAACTTTGTGGGATGTGTTCTACTAATAGTAAGATTATATGGATGATTTACTTTAATAAAATTTCTACTAATCTCGACAGATTCAATTTCGTCATATACTTTTTCAACTCCTATAACTAAATCATTTATCGCAGCAATTACGTCTTCTCCACCGGTTTCATTTTTATAAGCGGTAGTTATATCATTAACAATATTAGCCATTTATAATACTATAGAATAATAATCTTTAAGTTATTTTTAATAAATTTTTCTAAATTAAACATTTTATATTTCGGAATCGTCGTGATAAACATGGGTGTTTTTATTAAAAATTATATTTAATGTAGGTTTGTTATGTTTAGCGTCTTGATATCCGTCGTCAAATAATTCTAACGCGCTTCGCTGAAAATAATTTAATTCTGCAAATCGCTTATAATATTTTCTTATTTTTATAAAGACGTTTTTAGGTTCATCGTTCGGTTCTAAATCATCCCACATTTCAGGGGTTACATGTAGTATATTATCAATATTATTTAAATAAGGATAATCGCTAAATCCTCCATCGAAAGTAAACATATTTTTATATTTATTAGTAAGACCACCTGTAATTAAAGGTATATGAGAACTCGCAATACAACAATTAATTGCGTCTTCTAATCCGTCAAAATCTGATATAATATTTGTAAAAAAATTAAACATCTTAAATGTAGTTACTCCTATAAATAATTTTTTAAGGTCAAAATCATTGTCTTTATATTCTGACAATAATTTATATTTGGCAATATATTGTAATTCATTTAAAGATTTAACTTGTTTAATTCTATCGTCGGTTAAAACATTATACGCGAATTTAATTGGATCGCCTTTATAACACATAAATAATCCGTTCCATGCTCCTGCAGAAGCACCTGAATAAATAATATTAGACGTATCATAATGTTCTTTAATATATGTCAATGACCCTAATAAATAAAACCCCTTAAATCCTCCAGGCGATATAGTAATTAATTTTTTATTTGCAGTTAAATTATTATTTAACATAAATTGCGTTGCATTATGATTACAATGTATATAATTTTGTTTAGCTGACACTATACACTGGGTAGTTGATTTACGGAGAGATGTGTTAAATAATTTTGCGACACAAACCATTAAGTTGAATAAAAATAATAAGCGCATAGATTTATAATTACTTTATTTTTATATAATTTATTAATAATTATTATTTAAATACATACTAAATTTAAATATATGAAAGTGGCATTATGTTTTATAATTAATTATGAACATGTTTTAAATAAAGAAAATATATGGAGAGAATGGATTAAATCAAATGCAGATATTATTAATGTTTATTTTTATTACAAAGATTTACATAAAATTAAATCACAGTGGATACTAAATCATACTATTCCTAAAAACTGTATATTTGAGACTAGTTATTATAACATTATTCCAGCTTATTTATCATTGATGAATTTTGCCATACAACACGATTCTAATAATACGTGGTTTTGTTTTTTAACAGATTCGTGTTGTCCAATTATCTCTCCTAAAAAATTTCGCTATTTGTTTTTTAAAAATTATAATAAAACACTTTTAAGTTGGAAACCGGCATGGTGGAATGTTGACTTTCATAAAAGGGCTAATTTATGTTTATTACCTGAAGAATACAGATTGGCAAATGATCCTTGGTTTGTTATGAAGAGAGAAAACGTACAACATTGTCTTTTATTTACTAATAAATATGTGGATATTACAAAAACAATTACTAATGGAGGATTAGCGAATGAAAGTTTATTTATTATTGTTATGTATGTTTTTAAACAGATGGATACAGTTCTCTCAGCAATAACACATATGACCGATTGGTCAAGGCCAACCAGTCCAACTAGTCCTCATTTATTTAAGGAAGGAAATAATCGAGACATACAATTTATTGAAACTGAACTTGAAAAAAATAAGTATGTTATGTTTATCAGAAAAGTAGCTCCAGAATTCCCAGATAATTTATTACAGTATTATATTTATCAATATTCAAAAGATAAAGATAATGAATTAGTATTGAGAGAACCAGTATTATTTTTTTATATGAAATGGAAAACATGGATATTAAATATATTTATAAATTGCTTTATATTTAGTGTTGCATATGGAGTTTTTTTTGTCATCAAAATTTATAACGAATATAATTAACTTGTTTTCCATCGCTGACCGCAATCTAAACAAGTAACATAAATAGTCATTGGTTCGTCTGCGCTACGAGTTTGCATAGCCATATGCGTACATCTCCGAGATTTACATTTTTTACAGATAAAAGTATCTGTACTCGCTTCCATATTATTTATAAATTTTTGTTGATCTCTCTTAGATTTTGCATCAATTAGATCGCACCATTTTTCTGGACATAATTCTTGATGTGTCATAAATGCAACTTGTTGTGGTTCAACTGCACCAGACCGAATATTTTCAATAATTGTAGGACTAAGATTTGATAGAATGCTTTTTAAATGAGCTAAATAAATTTGTATGAAATAAAAGTTTCCCCATTTTTTTAGCACTTTTCTACGTTCAGCTTCTTTTAATGAATAATTAAAAATTCCCTTTTCTAAATTAGTTGCGTGTTTTTCGTTTAACAATTTTTTATTTATTTCTTTACGAATATTGTCTCTAAATACTTCGGAATTATCTATTTTTAACATATAATTGTTATAAATATAAGATTAAATATTTAAATCAATTTTTTGCAATAGTTTAAATCAAATGCTTGAAACTATATATACAATCTTTATATCAACATTAACGAATATACCGATTGGTAATATTTATAAAAAAATGAAATCTTTTAAAAGAGTAAAAAAATAATCATCTTGATATGTATCAATTAAATAAACTTTCTTTTAAAAATATTACAATGTTAAAGACTATTGAATATACAATTACAATATTCGCATGGATTTTGTCGATTATTGCAATTGCTCTTCATTATACAAATAACATGTTACCGACCTTACAATTTATATTTGCTTTATTAGGATTAATTGTAATGGCTAAAATGGTCGGAGATGAAACAGAAGAACTCGCAGAAAAATCGACTGAAATAATTGGAGGAATATTATCTGCATTTTGTGGTAACATTCCAGAATTAATTTTCAGCATTGTTGCGTTGTTTAATGGTGAATATTCCTTATTATTGGCAACCATGTTTGGCAGTGTGGTTTCAAATTTATTGTTAGTTATGGGAACTTCAATTATTGTAGGTAGTTATAAAAATGGGTTTAGACAAAATTTTAAACATGTTGAAATCCATGATTTAGCTTTACTTTTATTATTTGGAACGTCCTTTTTATTTATTACGACTTCTACAATTACAAATAATTCAGTTGTTACTATATTATTATGTTGTATTTTAATAATTTCACTAATTGTATTTACTATATATCAACTAACGTTTGATACAAACACATTAGAAAGAGTATCATCTATTCGTAGTTTAAATTATACTCCAAATCTAAACACAGACGATGTTTCAATACCCGTTATTTATGACGCCGAAACTCAGTCAAATGAACCAAATAAAAATAATTCTGTAAATTTGCCTAAGCCTAATATTTTATGCGACAGTTCTTTATACGTTAATATTTTTAAATTAACTATTATTTCCGTAATGGTAGGCTTATTATCGGATATTATTACACAGACTTGTTATAGTTTGTCAAATCAAATAGGTGTTTCAAAAGAATTTATTGGGTTCTTTGTAGTCGCAATTGCAGGTAATGCAGCCGAACATTGGACGGCAATATTAGCGGCATATAACAACCAAATTGATTTATCCATTACAATTGTTGAAAGCAGTGCAATACAAATCAGCTGTCTTATTATTCCAATAGTTGTATTATTAAGTTTCTCAAGACAAGACATATTATGGTTACAACTAAATAGATATCAAAATGGTATGTATTTTATTGCAATGTTTATGCTTAAATACGTAGTAAATGATAACAAAACAAATATGGTGGAAGGTATATTTCTAACCCTCTTATATTTATCAATGGCAATTGTATATACTTCTGTTTAAAAATTTATTCATAATCATCTTCACTTAATTCGCTTCCCATATCAACAATATCAATTACTTTATTAGGTGGTTTTACCTTTGTTTTAGTTTTTGACTTTGCTTTCTTTTTATGATTTTCTTCTTCCTCATCTTCCTCTTCAAGAATATCTTCTATATCATCTATTTCATCTTCTTCTATAACTGAACTTAATATTTCAGACTCGTCATCTTCGTTATCTTCGTCTGATTCATCACTATCAACAACAAATCCGTCTTTTAAATACCCGCCCGTTTTTGTCTTAAATTTGCTGGGTACTTTAGATAATTCATCTTCTTCTAAATCGTCTTCTTCAACCGTTTTGGATAAATCTTCAAACCCACCAAAAAGTTTTTCATACAGTTTTTCCCATAAATCTAATGTTAAATTTATAAAACTTTTTGTAGTATCGTTTTTCTTATAACAAATAATAGCACAATTACCAAACAATAACTTTGTATCAATTGGTGGAGGAAAATCATATTTATTTTCGTTGTTAGCTCTACCTTCTGATTTACCAAATACCTGGACAAAATATTTATTTGAATTTAGTTTTATTTTCCATTCAGCTTGTCTGTTAAACCCGTCATTAGTTCTAAATCCGCATTTTTTAAACAATTCTTCTTCTTTAAAATCTTTTACTGTTAAATTTTTTAAAGTTCCTGTTTTTTCAACAATTACAATAGTTAATGGAGAACTCATAATTATATCCTATTAAATAGATTTAAATAGTTTTTATTATATATATTAATGCGAATATTTATTCACAACAATATAAATCCGAATAAAATAACAGAATTATTAAAAAATTATCATCAGTATAGCGAACAATATGTGGAAATTTATTCGAAAGAAGGAATATATAAAATTACTTCTAATAATCTTTTTCAGTTAAAACATAGTGACATACCTTTAGAAAAAATAGAAAATTTTTTAGGTTCAAAAGTACGAGTTATTATAGATAAATCTGATATTATTAATGAAATAGCATATCAAATTCCTGCAAACCATTTAAATATATTAATTAAAAAAAATTATTATGGATTACACGAAAATAGTGCAATAAAATATGTGATTGAAGAAACTTATGATGCAACAGAGTATTTTAAAAATAAAATATTACCTAAAAATGAAACAGACATTAATATGAATACATGTTATATTGAAGTTCCAAATAATTTAAATTTACATGACACAAACATAAAATCAGATATTTATAAGTTGTTATCGTGGTTTAACTAATATTTTCCTATAATATGTTAGGTTGGACACTTCAAATTACATTTATTTCAATAATATTAATATTTATAATTCATTGTATAATAAATTACTTAAAAACTACATTAACTGTACCAAAGGTAAAAGATTTAGTAAATTCACAAAAATATGAAAATATTTATAAAATAATAAACAATGAAGATGATGGCGATATTAAAGATGGTGATTATTATAATGTAGATGAATTATTACCAAAATCTGATATGATGGATGGTATGAAAACAGAGTTAAAAAACTTTTTTAAAAAGCAATTAAAAGGTAATGATACATTGATGTAATTGTGATTATCATTATTAATAAAAACAATTTAAATATAATTCTATTATTATATATATATATGTTGTCAGAACAAGACCAAAAATTTTTATTAAACGATTTCCCAATGGATATAAAACTTTCTTATGAAAATATAATACATAAGAAAGTTTATAACGCAGACATAAATTTAGCTATTCCCTGTGGTATAAAATCTTTTGTTTGGTTTACTGTTTATAATAATAAAAGTGTATGTTTACTAATTTATTGCAATACTAAAGAAATGTTTATAAAAAACGCGTGTTTTTCAAATGAATTATCTTTTGGGACTATTTTATATGGTACTTTTTTAAAAATTCAAGGTCGCGATTATTTTACCATTGAAGACATTTATTCTTGTAAAAATAAGTACGTAAAACAAGAAAATTGGGGAAATAAACTTATTATGATTAAAAGTTTGTTACAAACGGAAATAAAACAAATAACTTATAGCTCAATTTTTATGACATTCGCATTACCGTTATTAAGTAATAATATAAATGAATTAACTGAAAAGTTAAAAACGATAAAATATAAAATAGAAATGATACAATTTCGTTTATTTCAAAGGTCAAATAATTATTTATTTATTCCTTATCAAGAATTTTTGCGTTGTAATAATTACGTACAACCAAAACATACACCAACAAATGTATTACAATTATCTAAAGATAAAGTATTTCTTGTAAAACCTCATATTACAAATGATATTTATGAATTATTTACGACAAATGAAGGTAAAGAAGAATATTATGATATTGCTTTTATACCAAATTTTACAACAAGTGTAATGATGAATAAATTATTTAGAAATATAAAAGAAAATGACAATTTAGACAGATTAGAAGAAAGCGATGATGAATCCGAGTTTGAAAACAATGACGAAAATAAATTTGTTTATATAAATAAATCATATAAAATGCTTTGTAGTTTTCATCCAAAATTTAAAAAATGGGTTCCAATTAAAGTTGTTGCGTAAAATATAATGGGGTAAAGGGTAAAATTATATAAGTATAATATATGTCAGGTTCAGAAGCGTCTAATTTAGGGTATGGTAATATTTCTCCATTCGGTAATATAAACGGAAATTACGTAAATGCAACTAGTTCGAACAACCCAGCAGTTTTTAGCAATCGCGTAATACCGGGAACACCTCCAGGTCCTCTGCCAGGGTTAGCCGGAGCAAAAAACAATGTAGTAGCCGCATCAGGTAATTTTATTGGCGGTTTAAATCTTAAACGAAAAATAAATAATATCACTAAAAAGTATAAAATGGGTAAATATTCAAAAAAAAGAAGTCATATTAAGAGAAAATTAAGAGCACGTAGTTTATCGGGAGGTAAAAAACATAAAAGACATACTCGACACACTAAAAGGCATCGTCGTAAAATGTGGAAAGGAGGATTTGCTGCAGGGTTTCCTGCGCCAACTGGAGTAACAAATTATCCTGCTGGTTACGGACAATATCAAAACAATTTACCTAGTACGCCATCCTACGCAGTCGGAGGTGTTTTATCTGGAAACTCAGAATTAGGTCTAGCAAACCCTCCACCTATTACTCGCATAAGTAACGATAATGTAGATAATTATAATCATTATATGAATACAACATATTCATCGAGAGGACATTAAAGAGTAAGTAAACACTTTCCACAAAATAACTTATCTTTAGTCGTAAAATCTTCTTCTTCATCTGAATATGTAATACTTTTGTCATTAGAAGAATTGCTTTTAAATGAATGTGGCTTTGTTTTTACATATGTTTTTTTATTGTTACACGGCTCATAAACGGTGGACCATAATTTAACATCTGGCGTATAATTTTCTGACAATATATGAATTATTTTATAATTTTCTTTTTTATAGAATGTCTTACGTTTACGCCACTGATTTTTAAATGGTTCATGACTATCAATAATATCAACAATAATTGGGTCGTTATGTTTTTCCAAAAGGCACTCAGTGTCTGCGTTTTGACAAAACTTACCATTGGTTTGTGTCTGAGGTTTTGTCCTCAAAATACGCCCAACACTTTGTTCTATGTCAGTTCTTGGGGTAGCCATAATAAGGGTAGATAATGTTTTTATGTCAAGGCCTTCTGATGCCATGGAATAAGTTGCAATAATAATTTGTTTACCTTCGCTCACTTTCAAGTCGGTCTCTTTCATACCCCCAATATAATAACCGACTGTTCCTATATTACGATGTTTAATAGCATCATACAAATATTTTAAAATATTTTTATTATGTGCTAAAACCATAATTTGTTGTTTTTCATTCTCTACAATCATATCTTTAATTATTCGTAAAATAAACTCACTTCTACGATTATATTCACATAATTTGGATATCATAGAACTATACATTACTTTACCCCTCCAATCTGTTTTAATCTCGTTAAATTCTTCATCATCTATATGATATTCAATAGCTCTTACAGTAACATTATATTTATCTTCCCTCACCCCTTTATAAATAATATCTCCTAAAAACATTTTAAATACATAGGAAGTTCCGTCTTTCCGTGTCATTGTAGCAGAAAGACCTAACATATATTTTGTAATAATTTTAAATAATGCATTTGAAAATGTTTGACTTGAAATATGATGTACTTCGTCGATAATTGTTAACCCAAAACTTTCAAACACAGATGCAGGATATTCTTTCATTGAAAGACTTTGTAACATACCAATTACGATATCTTTATCATCAATATCAATAGTTTGGCCTTGTATTTTGCCAACACGTACATTAGGTAAAAACTGATTTATTCTCTCAATCCACTGACGCATTAAATCTTCTTTATTAACAATTACAAGTGTTTTTTTATTTAATCGAGAAATAATATTCAATGCAATTACAGTTTTACCTTGACCACAAGGTAACTCAATTAATCCACCACCGACACTATAAGGTAATTCTTCTAATACATAATGAACAAATTTATTTACAACCTGTATTTGAGTTTCTCTCAATTTACCGTGAAATTCTAATGAAATATTAACGCCTTCTGGTACTTTAATATTTTTAGGTAAACCAAAATGTTCAACACCGTAATAATGTGGTAAATACATTTTATTTGTTGACTCCCGATAAACCGGAAAAGATTCGTTTGTTCCAGACAAATTTAAAGTAAATGGTTTAATCATAAGATCATTCCTAATTTGTTTTTGTTGTTCTATAGTTAGATTTGCTTTAGAAATTGTATAACCTTTTTGTCCTAAATACGATTCCATTCTATATGTTTATATAGAATTTAGTAAAATCTTTATATCAATTTTTAAATTTAACGATAGAACAACAAAAATAAATAAAATCTGTAAATATGATATATGGCAGATTCGTTATTTAAAAAAGAAAATATGGGAGAATTAATTTTAGTTGTATTACTTATAATTTATTTAGTATTAGGTTTTAAAACTCCTGATGTATTAAGCCAATTACTACATTCTGTTCTCGGAAAACTAGTAGTATTTTTAATTGTATTATACTTATTTATGCATTCTCATCCAATTTTAGCTATATTGGCATTGTATACAGCATTCCATATAATAAGTAATTCAAATATGAATATGAATACACGAGCAATGCAAAAATTTTTGCCGTCAGAAACAAATAAAATGAGCCAATTTTCGGCCTTTAATCAATTTCCATATACTTTAGAACAAGAAGTCGTTAAAAAAATGGCACCAATCGTAATTTCTGGTACTACACTAACCGCTCCATCTTATCACCCAATAATTGATAACATTCATGATGCATCAAAAGTTTAAATTAATTATAAAAATTTAGTTAAATATAAATATATAATAACTTAAAATATTAAAATGAGTACATTAAATATTGTAACAATTGATAAAAATAATGTAAATAATGTAAATAATATAATTAATATAATAAGAGAATTTTCTGATTATATAAATAACACTCTTAATTTTAAAAATTTAAAAGGAATTGTTTATTTTCAAATACATAATTTAATTATATTTTTTGTATTGTATATTACCTTTTTTAATAATTCTATTGTTTATTTATTTATAATATTATTAATTGTTAGTTTAGATGCTTTTTCTATAGTAGTATTACACGAATGTCCGTTGACTACATTAGAAAAAAAATATTTAGGAATTAGTAGCTGTGATATAAGAAATGATTTTTTATATAATTCTAAAATTTGTTATAAATGTGACCACAATTATGATAAACAAATAGAATTACTTATTAATGTTTGGTGTATTATAGTATTAAAAATATTATGTATTATATTTTTGAATACTTTTAAAATAAAATTAGTTGATTTCAATAATATTTACAATTAGTAATTATAATATTTTTAGATAAATAATTTATATTATATATATAAAAGATGGATTCATTTGAAAATGAAAATAATAAAAAATATAATGAAAATATAACATTAATAAATTGTATTAAAAACAATTTATTAACATGGATAATTATTTTTATTTGTATTACTATTATTTCATATCCAAATATTATTAATGGGTATTTTACATTTATTATATTAATGTTAATGGCATATTTTGTACATTTATTAAGTCATAAATATTGTAATTTTTTTACAAAAATACATAAATATCACCATGAACATAATGATTATTTTTCTTATATATCTCAAATTTTTATTGAATTATTCTTTGGATTATTTTTTTTAAATTTACATTCTTTAATTTTATTTGAACCAAGTATAATTATATTATTTACTTTATTTTATACTACAATTCATAATATAAATTATGGATTATTACGGGTTAATGATGTTCATTATTTACATCATAAAAATATGTTTACTAATATTGGTCCTGACATTTGTGATGTTATTTTTAATACAAAAAATAATAAGAATTTATATGTTGAAGATATAAGTCATTATATACCAAACATAATATTAATTACTATATTAATATTAATTTTTAAATATTTTTTTTATAATTTTAAAAATTTAAAATCATATTGTATTTATTTATTATCATTGTCAATATATTTAATTGGTGGATTTTTACTTATAAGTTCAATTATTTTATATTTTATAAAGTAACTAACTTTAGATTCTTTAGATTCTTTACATTAAAAAATTTATTTACTTTTATAGGTAGAAATGAGATTCCGATGTTAGATAAGTATTTAACTTATTTAATATTACAAAAAGAATATAGTCTCAATAAATCAATTCGCCCAATATACATATTCATCTTCGAGAGAAGTGATCCCATTACTATTAATTGGTATGGGTATTTCAATAGAACTATTCCATAAACTCGTTTTTGAATGAATGACGCTTTCTTTAAGTTGTTTTAATATATTTAATAATTCACTATTTAAAGAACTAATATTTTGACTATCTAATATGTTATATTGTTCAAAAGGATCCTCATTTAAGTTATAAAACCAATACTTTTCTGGTCTCTCCGAATAACTTAATTTCCATTTCCCATTTCTAATACACGAGTAATGACCAGATTTCCAATAAACTTGTTTATGTTTGGTTCTTTTATTTAACATATTTATACCCTGAACTTTATTTATATTTGCGTTATTTTTATCTACTATGGAGAGAATTGTCGTAAATATGTCAACATGATGCACCAGTTTTTTTATTGTCTGATTCGGTTTTATTTTATTTACACCCTTGAAGGAGAATACGTCGCATGTGCTGAGTAAGCATTTATAAATTTTATGCCATTTTTATATACTGAATTAATATTTGGACTTATTTCATCAGATAAATCATTTATTCCTAAATCATCTACTATAATTAATAATATATTAGGTAAATCTGAAATAATCTCGGATTTCTCTCTTTTTACCGTCCAATCAATTTCTTTAAAGGATAATATTGGATGACGATAATTATATAATATACCCGGTAAATATATTATATTTTTATAAATATAACGTGTCGCTAATAAAGTTAACAATATAATGTTTAATTTAACAATATTCATTATATATTTATTGTGTTTTTTTAAAATGAAACGGATTAATTAACTTAATTGGATGTGCATCTGATGTTAAATAAGTATATAACTTATTTAATCCGACAAACAAAAGAATAAAAGCTACAATTCCTAATATTATTTGTAAAAAATATGACCCTCCAGATGTACTAAATAATGTTCTTAAATTATAATTTGTCGTATTTGTATCAAAAAGAACACCTGTTTCACCAGATGAACCGGTCGGCTGACAAGATATATAAATACCTTCTGAATTTATATTCGCAGTATTAGGACCAGACGAATTATAAAATAATGCATCCCCATCAGTTGTTATCGGAAAAGGTGTAATTATTGAGCCTAATGTAGATAATGTAGCACTACTTAAAGGTATTGCATTTAGTATATCAAACACTATCCAATCAGTCTTGGAACTATCTGTATAACTATAAAAAGGTTTTTTTGGAACAATATCTTGTAACGTAAAATTACTTATATTTATATTTACCGATTCTCCTTGTGCCGGAGCATTATTCGCTACACTGTTTATTATTTCTGTAATTAAATTAGTTGCTGTAATAGATTCCGAAGATGACGTAAAAGGTATTCCAACATTAAATTTATTACCACCAGCAACTGGTATGTGTTCTATCACTATCTCTCCTGCAGATAAACTATTGTTAAATGTATGAATTGAAGGGCATGTTATAAAAATATTTGACACAGTATATTTTTCATTATTATAAATTACGGGAGGGGTGTTACTATTATCATAAGTTAAGGATATCATTACTCCTCTATTTTTAGCGGTAATATTACTATTTGAATATTTAAAAACGTAATAACATTTTAAATCACATTTACCTTGAATATTATCTTTTGAAATATTTATATTTTGCGGTGTCGAAGTCATTAATATAACTATATAAATAAAAATATTAATTTATTTATATAGAAAATGAAATTAACAAAAAAGAAAATATCTAAATTATTAAAAATTAAAAATCAAAGTGTAAAAAAAACAGATAATAAAAAAAATAGAAAAACAAAAGACATCAATAAAACATTTAGAAAAAAAAAAGGATTTAATTTATTAAATAAAACGTTTAAAAATTTTCTGTATAGTGGAGGCGTAAATAATCATTATTTAAAACATCTAGTGGGCGGAACAGGAGATGAAAATGAAAAGAGTATTGAATTAACTGATATGGGTAAAACTATTCCAAAATTTAGGGCAGACCATTTTATTGACGGAGATAACATAAATCAAACATCATCAGACATAGATGACTCACCAATAACTCAGCGAGTAGACACAAATGACATGCCTATCCAACAATCAATTATTCCACCCGATGATACAAATGTATCGACATCAACTATTCCGCCAATTGATACAGAAGAACCCACACCACCAATTACAGAAGAAGAACAAAACGAAGTTCCACCAATTACAGAAGAACCCACACCACCAATTACAGAAGAAGAACAAAACAAAGTTCCATCAATTACAGAAGAACCCACACCACCAATTACAGATGAAGAACAAAACGAAGTTCCACCAATTACAGAAGAAGAACAAAACGAAGTTCCATCAATTACAGAAGAAGAACAAAACGAAGTTCCACCAATTACAGAAGAAACCACACCACCAATTACAGATGAAGAACAAAACGAAGTTCCACCAATTACAAAAGAAACCACACCACCAATTACAGATGAAGAACAAAACGAAGTTCCACCAATTACAGAAGAAGAACAAAACGAAGTTCCATCAATTACAGAAGAAGAACAAAACGAAGTTCCACCAATTACAGAAGAAACCACACCACCAATTACAGATGAAGAACAAAACGAAGTTCCACCAATTACAGAAGAAGAACAAAACGAAGTTCCATCAATTACAGAAGAAACCACCGATGACGATGACGATGACGATAACGATGAAAACGATGAAATTGAAAATAATACAAACATGAGTGAGATAGAAAAATCATTTGATACAATTATAGATTATTTATCAGAAAAAATCGCTAATAAAATAAATATTAATTATATACAACATAACGAAAACGGTATTCAAAACGGATTTAGAGCAGTACAAAAAGCTACTGAAGCATTAACTGGTGGAAAAACCCGAAAACGTCATCATTAACAACCATTATCACAAAATGTATCGCAATTATCGCTATACCCAGGTCGCTGTTTTCCTATTCTTGTTTTAAAATAAACCCAATTATCCTTTTTTTGTAAAGTTTTCCAAATTTGATCGTTCGCATAATTCCAATGTTCTCTCGTAGTAAATAATAATGGAATGGCTTGTTTAAATAAATTAATAAGAGTATCATAATAATGATAATTTACGATATATCCCGATGCGGTTTGCGCAGAAATTACTTTATTTACAATAGATATATTAGGAATCTCTTCATATTGAAGAATATTATATGCTAACATACACACGTCATAATTAATATTAAATGAAAAAAAATCTTTTAATAAAAGTTCCAATTCTTCTTTTGAAATAAGAAACGTAAAGTCGTCTTCTAAAATTAGAACATTTTTATAGTTTCTCTCTTTAGCTATTTGTAAAACCATTAAATGTGACATACAACAACCTAACAATCCTAATGTAGGTGTTTCAATTGCATCAAATCTTTCCCAATCAATCGCATATTTTGTTAGTTCTTCTTCAATTAATTCTTTTCTATCAATACGTTTTGAGAGATTAATATAAAAAGTTTTACAAATATTATTCATATTATGTATACTATGAAACGGAAATGTTTAAATAATTTACTTTCAAATAAATTATTTAATTAAATTATATTCAACTAAATTTACTTTTTGGATTCATATGCAAATTTGCTTTGTCCATTATCACTTTTACCAGTAATAATATTTTCTCCTTCAAATAACTCCATTTGTATGTCCGTCGATGAAATATTCTCACCCATCTTTAATAAATTAGACTGTTGTGTATTTTTTACACCAATTAAGTTACCAGCAGTATCAATAGTCTGAGTTAGTACATTTCCAGTCTTTTGCGCATTTTTTACATTTTCTTCAATTGCTTTTTCTTTTGCCTCTTTTGTGCGTTTTTCAAATGCAATTTTAGCATTTGTTTCGTTTTGTTTCTTTTCATGCATTAATTGATTTAATAACTCTTCTGCATAAACTTGTTCTGTTTTATTAGCATCCGGATCCCAAGGCAACCATAATCCGACCGGTCCAACGAAAATATCATGATCTGGATCAATTTCTCTTAGCAATTTAGCTCTTAATTCTGCCTCTTCCACTGTAGGAAAAGAACCACGTACTTTAATTCCTCTTATAGATGTATGAAATTTATTTAATTTAGAGAATTCTTTTTCAAGTTCTTCTTCGTTTTTTTCAATAAAAGTATCATATGCTTCCTTTAATTTTTCTTGTTTAAACCCTTCTAATATATCCTTGTCGGAGAGAAAATCCTGAAAATTTGCGTAAAGATCGTCAAAAGATAATTTGAATTTAAAAGAAATAAAACTTAAAAATTGAACAAACACTTCAACAGATTTATTAAACTCCCATTTTTTCAAAAACTGTTCAAAATAGTATATCTCTTTTTGCTTTAAAATTTTTTCTGGAGAAACGAAAGAGAGACACACAAATTTTTGAGAAGCAATAGGTTTGTCTTCGTATAATAAATCAACATATTTAGGATTAATTTCACCGGTTTCCGTAGTTTTTTTTTCAAATGTGGACTTAGTTTTCTTAACTTTAGAAGAACGCTTCATTTTATTTTAGTATTTATTTAATTTTAAGTTTTTTATCGCAATATATTTTTTTCTTTTTATTTAATATAATGAACGGATTTATTGACATTGCTGAACTTGTGAAAAGGATTATTAAATACCTTGTTATGGGGTTAATGTTGGCTATAGCCTCATATGCTATACCTAAACGTTCCTTGAATATTGAGGAAATTGTCTTAATTGCCTTAACTGCCGCCGCAACATTTAGTATTTTAGATACCTACATTCCTTCTATGGGTGTATCTGCACGTTCTGGTGCAGGGTTTGGTATTGGTGCGTCTCTTGTCGGATGGCCAAGAATGATGTAAATAAATAAAAAAAATGAAATAAATAAATAATGATATAAATACATATATATTTATATCATGGGCTGTGATTATTATATAGTCAAATGTTTACAGGTTTATTATGACGGAAACCCTAATTTAAAAAATATGAATTATTTCACTATTAAATTAGAACAAGATAGAGGATATTTTGGATTTGATTATGACGAAGACATGGATGATTATGAAGATAAATATTCTAAATATGTAAATCAATGTTTAACTCCAAAAATGGAGCCAATTATTGTTTACGATAACAATAATTTTATTAATACAAAATTAGAAATGAAATATAAATCTTTAATAGATTATGAAATAAGTAAACACGGAAAAAATTGGTCCGAAATTACTAAGATTATAAAATCAGAGTACAGATATAAAAGATAATTTATATTCTTTTAATATATTATGAAAAAAGTCCAAAAAGGGTGTAGTAAAAAACGTAAAAGTAAACACATTTATAAAAGTAGAAAACACAGAAAAACTAAAAGAGGAGGAGGTTACGGAGCAAACTGCAGTGATCCAAATTATTCAATATACAATACACGCTTACTTAGTTTATTTCCTTATACCCCTACAAATTAAATCGTCGGTATAAATTCCCAATTTAAATCCGTACATATTTTTTCCCAAATAGCATCTTGTTCAATACGTTTATCTTTATCTTTTAACATCGGAAAATGTTCTAAATAAGATGTTTCACCTAATAGTTCACAAAGTTTATATGCGGTATAATAATAATTTAAAAAATTAACCCTGTATTTAGGAACATATTTAGAATAAGGTGCTTGTAATTCGATAAATAAATTACATAAAATATCTTCTAATTCCGGAGACATAATAGGTGGTTTAATTCCAAGTTTATCTTTAATAAATGGTATATGTTCATAGTATTTATTATAGCCTAATTTTTTTAATATTTCTTTTGTTTTGCAATTTGTTATTTGACTTAATTGAATGCGTTCTTTTTTAACTTGAAGTTTAATATTTTCAATAACCTCTGGAGGTATTTGTGTAGTTTCTTTCCCCTGAAATTGCGCTAATATTTCCTTAAAATGATTAATTCTTTTATACGCATAAAAACATACTTCTTTAGGGGGTTCTTTATAAGAAGGTTTCTCATTTTCAATTAAATATGGTATACTTCGAAAACAATTATTACAGACTAATATTCCTTCGTCATCGTGAGGAATTAATTCCCCTTTATAACAAATTTGGCAAATATCACTCTGACAAACAAAGGAATTAATATCTAAAAATCTATCATCAATATTTGCTAAATATTTTTTAACAATATTTTCATTCTGAATAGTGTTTTTAGTGACAGGTGGGTCGTTTATTTTAAAAAACGAATTAATTAAACTATTTTTATTTGAAATATTTTCAGTTAACTTTCCATCAGAAATGTTTTTCTTATTTTCAAAATAATCAAATATTAATTTGGAGTTATTTAAGAAATATTGTTTTTTTTTATATTTTAATTCTTTAATATCTTCTTTAATTTTTTGTATTTTATCTGTAATTTCTAATTTTTGCTCAATATTTAAATCCGGAGAATTTAAACGCATAGTTAATTGTTTTTTTTCTGCTTTTAATTTAGGTATAACTATAGTATCATTTTTTGTAAAATCACTTATAAATTCCTTATGTTTCACATCTAAAGTTATTAAAGAGTTTTTATTAAACTTATTTTTTTTATCCATTTTTGGTTTAAAATTCAGCATTCTTATTAAATAATAACAAATTATTATTTAATAACTAATTTAGACAAATAATATATAAATTTATTGAAAATATATCAAATAATTATTTTAGTGGTTTATTAATTAAAACGTAACATGTGACACCTTAATAATGCTTTGTAAATTATAATAAAGTTAAATCATTAAAAAACTTTCACAATATTTATAAAATGGATTTTAAAATAGATATTGAATCTTTAAAAGGTTTAGAAAATAATATAAAAATTGATAGTTTTAAGTTTCAAAAAATGTTAATATTATTTAATTGCATTGAAGATGGATGGACTATTAAAAAAATTAATAATTCATATGTATTAACAAAATTACATGAAGGCAAAAAAGAAATATTCGACGATTCTTATCTAATGAAATTTATGAAGAGCAATTTAGATTTAAATAAAGTCATTTCTTAATATATATTTTTAGAATAGTTATTTTAATTTAATTTAATTAATTTAAAATTCCGAATTTTATTTTCTTTAGCTAAAGTATAAAATGGCAGGTGGTTTAATGCAACTCGTAGCTTATGGAGCCCAAGATGTGTATCTTACTGGGAATCCTCAAATTACTTTTTTTAAAGTGACTTATCGTAGACATACTAATTTTGCTATTGAATCTATTGAGCAAACATTCAATGGACAAGCAGATTTTGGACGCAGAGTTCAATGTGTTATCTCCCGTAACGGAGATTTAGCTTATAGAACTTATTTACAGGTTACACTTCCTGAGATTAATCAGCTCATGGGTCTAGGAAACTATACTAGTGGACAAAACACTGGTGTTTATGCCCGTTGGTTAGATTTCCCTGGCGAACAACTTATTGCTCAAGTTGAAGTCGAAATTGGAGGTCAACGTATTGACCGTCAATATGGTGATTGGATGCACATCTGGAACCAACTTACAATGACTGCTGAACAACAACGTGGTTACTTCAAAATGATTGGTAATACCACTCAACTTACTTATATTACCGATCCATCTTTCTCCGATGTTGAAAGTCCTTGTGACTCTTTAGCACCACGTCAGGTATGTGCCCCACGTAACGCTCTTCCTGAAACTACTTTGTATGTTCCACTACAATTTTGGTTTTGTACTAATCCTGGATTGGCTTTACCTTTAATTGCATTACAATACCACGAAGTCAAAATCAATTTAGATATTCGTCCTATTGATGAATGTTTATGGGCTGTTACTACTCTTAACTGTAATACAAATCCATATACTGGTTCATCTGGTCAATACAGTGTCGGACGTCCAGTCCCGGCTAGTATTGCATACAATCAATCCCTTGTTGCCGCATCATTGTATGTTGACTACGTCTTTTTAGATACTGATGAACGCCGAAGAATGGCACAAAACCCTCACGAATATTTAATCACACAATTACAATTCACCGGAGATGAATCAGTTGGTTCGTCTTCTAACAAAATCAAATTGAACTTTAACCATCCAGTTAAAGAATTAATTTGGGTCGTCCAACCGGATCAGAACGTCGATTACTGTTCTTCTCTCACTTGTGATGCTCTTCTTTTCAAAGTACTTGGTGCACAACCTTTTAACTATACCGATGCGATCGACGCCCTTCCAAATGCTATCCATGCCTTTGGTGGACCAGCTGCTCTCGCCCAAGATTCTCGTGCTTATATTGATGCTCGTGGTCTATTCCAAGATGCAGGAGCTCTTGATTATGATCCAGCTCAATACTTTACCAATTTCACTGGATACTGGCACGGACCATCCAATCCTTACAATGAAGTCAATCTTGGTGGTCCACAAGTCCCATTAAATACTTCTGGATTAACTAGTGAGGTTATTGCTTCATTACAGGACGGAAATTCTCACCTCGATAACTCTGGGGTGTCTGACGCAGGTACTTTCGTATTATCTGAATCTGCTCTTGACTTACATTGTTGGGGACAAAATCCAGTTGTTACTGCTAAGTTGCAATTGAATGGACAAGACCGTTTCTCTGAGCGTGAAGGATCTTATTTCTCTTGGGTCCAACCATACCAAGCACATACCCGTAATCCTGATGAAGGTATTAATGTCTATTCTTTTGCATTGAGACCTGAAGAACACCAACCATCAGGCACGTGTAACTTTAGTCGTATCGACAATGCTACTCTCCAACTCGTTTTATCCAATGCCACAGTTGAAGGAACCAAAACTGCCAAAGTACGTGTTTATGCCACTAACTATAACGTCTTACGTATTATGAGTGGTATGGGTGGTCTTGCATACAGTAATTAAATGTATTGTATATGGGTTTGGTTTAAATTAAATTAAATCTCTTTAATGACTATTTATTATATTTTGATAATATATGAATAATACATCAAAATATAATGATTTACATGATAAAACTTACTATAATACATTTATTCATACAAATCAATTGCCTCACACAACTATTATGCATTTTTTAATAAATAATTTTAGAAAATATTATAAACATTTAATAAAAAAAAAACAACAAAATGAAATGCCTATATATTTTGAAGATTGTTTTGATGCATCTAATTTATTTAAAAATATAAAATCTACCACAAAATTTTCAATAAATTTAACTATTAATGGGAAAATTACTTTAAACAAATTAATTGCATATTGTTATTACAATACTGCAATTAATTTGTTTAAAGATAATGAAGATAATCCAACGTCTATTGATTTTGTTATTTCTAATATAAAAAATCAAATTGGAAATGATGTTAGTAGAGATAATCGTATAATAAATGGAAAACGTAATGACAGTAATTTATATTCAAATTATGTAAATGCAAGTTTGAAAACAGACGCATATAGTAAAGATATACTAAATTTATTAAATAATATTAATAATACTTATATTAATTACAACACATTTAATATAATTTTATTATTATCTTGTCAAAATATGTATAATTTTATTTTTGGATTGGTAACTATTTTATTTTCAAAATTAATCAAATTAGAAGATATAATTTACTTTTTAAGAAATCCAAAAAAACAAACATATATAACCATCACAAAATCAAAAATTATTATAAATTTAATTATTAATAGTAACATTATTACAACAGAAAACCCAGATATATCGTGTGGTAAATTTAAATGTAATTTTATTATGAATTTATTAAATAATACTTTTTTTTTTAAATCCTTTAGTTTAAATTTTAATGTATCTAATTGTTCTGAAAATAATGATATTGAAACTAATAATACTATGAATAATTCTAAATATCTAAAATATACGGGTATAATTGCTAGTTTAGGAACTATCGTGTCCATACCATTTTTATTACCATTATTAGGAGGAAAAAATGACTATAAGAAAAAATCTGTATTAACAAAGCGTAATCGAAAGAATAAATATAATAAAAAACACACTTTAAAAAAATACAAAAATGATAAATTTTAAAAATAAAAAAAATGAAATAAATTATTTATTCGTTCATAAAATATAATATAAAAATATGTCAACATTAAAGTGTATCTATTATTTTAAAATCGCTTACGAAACATTTACGAAATCATACGAATTTCATCCTATGATAACTGTTGAAGAGTTTATAAAACAAGCTACCGATAAAATTTTAATTGATTTTCAAATCAGCGAAGAATATGCGGTCGAAATTGTAGAAGCAGGACACTCCAATAATTGTAACGGAAAAGACCCCGAACAATATAATGCCGTTCAACCATCTCATGTGTTAATATATAATAAATTGGGTAAAAATAATGCATTTTATATAAGAAAAGTATTAAAAAAAATACCAGACTTAACGTCGATAGAAGAAACCAATTAATTAGCTAAATTATTTGTTAATCCTCCTAAGAATAATTACTATTAAATAATCTATTCATATTTATTATTTCAGGTTTATCTGTTTCATTCGTAAATAATTTTAAAATTTGTTGATCGTCGCGGAAACGCACTGTATACGTTTGTTGTATGTTATTTCTACCAATACGACCCATTGCTTGAATAATTTTTTCTTGTGTTAAATCTAAATCTTTACTCAAATAACCATGGCAAAATTGATAATTCGTTCCATAGATATAATCACTTGTTGCGATAATCATATATAATTTTTGTTCATCCGCTAAACGTTTCATAATTTCTGTGTAAGCAATATTAGTATGGTTTATAAATACACCAATTCCCATCATTAATAATACTTTCCAAGAATTTTCAACACCGGTTAAAGACATAATATCACTTACCACACTATCATCAATATTACTTGTAAATGCGTTTTCGACATGTAATCCTTCTGCCCACTTTTGGATATGTAACTTTTTATTAGGTATAAATGCGTCATTTAAAGAAGCGGACTTTATCATTGCACGTAAAGAATTTACTTCATTTGTTAACTTATATATTTCTCCTTTACTTTCTTTCTCTTCTCCGACATCTCTATTTATTTTTTTCAAGTCTTTTGAAGATTTAGTTCTACCTTTTACATTTACACCCATATGATAAGATGATACTTCATTTTTAGCGGCTTTTTCTGCCTTTTCTTTAAGAAAATCAACATTTGTTTCTAACTCATGTATTTTCTCATTAATAACATTATTTTCCTCAATCTTTTTAGATATATCATCCATTACATAACTAGGTATATTGGCTTGTTGAATACAAAATTTTGCAATTTTTTCAATATCATTTGAAATAAATATGGTAGGACCATCGGTCAATGTATACGCATCTTTTGTGGTAACATATACACCAGAAGTACCGATTTGTTTTAATGTAGTAGTATCCGCAATAACAACTTCACTGGTTAGACGATGAATTGGTTTACCGGGCATCGTTTTTAATGATGCAGTAACACCTGGACCAACACTTTTAGCCTTTGTTATTTTATTTCCTTTTTCGTCAATTTTATCATTTTCGACGATCTTTGGTTTTCTATTTTCTTTAAAATATTGGAATATTAATTCCCAATTTTGTTGTTGTATATTTTGCATAATTTTAATATAATAAATTTTTATATTCGTCATATTAATGTCATCTAAACTTTCAAAATTTCTATTTAATTCTATTTGTTTATTTGTAATAAAACTTCTTTTTAAAATAAAAGCAATAAATTCTGATACCTCTTTTAAATCAAAATATCGTAATAATGTTAAATAATTACTACAATGATTCGCTGCATCCAACATTTCGTAATAATTCTCAAATAAATAATGTGGTAATACTACAAACCCTTCTTTATTAATAATAGGGATAGATTTTTTACAGTCATGGCTTACAATATTAAAAATTGTTGAATTTTTAAATTTATTTAAGAAATCTGGTATGGTTTCAGTTAATTCATTTTGTTTTGGCAATGTTGCCGAAGAAAGTACGACATTTGGAATAACATTTTTTGTCCAATTATTTTTAATTGTAGAATGAAATTCGTGGTCGGAATAATCTAAAGTAATAGTAGGTTCATCCCAATATAATATGATATTTTCCGGATTATTAAATGCTAACATATAATACATTGCAGGTAAATAAGATTTTATATCACATATCATTATTTCTACTAAATCTCCCACACTATTATCAACTTTACCAATGCCGCCTGTTTTTTTATTTAAACTGTAATCCTTTGCCGCAAAATAATGTAATCGAATATCATCTGCATTAGAACATCCAAAAGCAAATGCTATTTTTTTTTCAACTGATATAGCTGCGCGAGCTAAGGCAATACCCACATGTCTTGCAGCACATACAAATATAATTCTATGTTTTTCAGATAAAGCAATAGGAGTTAACGTTTTTCCGGTTCCAGTAGGAGCAATATATAAAACTAATTTAGGTTTTGGATTTTTACAAACCGTAAAAATCTCTTTTTGATGTTCATATAAAACTAAATCCGCATACTTCAATAAATTTTGATTTTTTTCAATAAATTCGACGGCATTTTCAATTATTACTAACATGTTTATTTTATCCTGAAATTCACTCAAGATACGATTTGTTAGTTCAATAATATGCCTATTTATTTTTATCACATTGTTTCTGATTAATTTATATAATGTAAAGTAAAAGTAATTAATTTGGTGCGTATTATTATGTGTTATGGCGACTAACAATTTTTCAATAATATCCAATAATACAAATTCATACAAATTATTTTCATATAATAATTCATCCGTAAATCTTTCTAATCTTATTTTATCACAAGATTTTATATGCGATTTTCCATCAATTTTCATTTTTATGTATCTATCATTATTTTTATTCATTTGTTCTTCTATTTTACTTACACGCGAATGTAAGTATTTATTATATAAATGATCTTCCATTTTCTCATTATATTCTATTTTTAAAAACGTAAAAATAGAATTGTTTTTATTAATTCTTATATTTACATTATTATATCCAGCTATAATTAAATGTAATATGTCTAATTCGCTTTTAGAAACCGGAACTTCGACTGAAGCCCACTCAGACTTATTTAATTTTCGTTGATTTAAATCCATTTTGTTAATTTATTATAAGTTACTTGTATGTCTTTAAGTTATTTTTTAAATCAATTTTTCCTATAAACATTTATAAAATAAATTCTTTTACACCTTTTATCATTTAAAACGCCCATTTTAAAATAAAAAATTTGAAATCAATTATATGATATTATTTCATATTCATATCATAATGAATACTACACCTATATTAATTTCAATTGATGGAAATATTGGTTCTGGAAAATCGACACTTTTAGAAAATTTAAAAGAATATTATAAAAATAATGATAATGTCGTATTTTTAAAAGAACCTGTGGATGAATGGCAAACTATTCGTGATGAAAATGGTATTTCTATATTACAAAAATTTTATACAGACCAAGACAAATACGCATTTCCATTTCAGATGATGGCGTATATTTCGAGATTAAAAATACTTAAAGACGCATTCAATCATTGTAATTCTAATAATACTATTTATATCACAGAGAGAAGTCTTTTTACGGATAAAATGGTATTTGCTAAAATGTTATATGATAACGGTAAAATGGAAGAAATTAACTATCAAATATACATTAAATGGTTTGATGTTTTTGCAAACGAATATCCATTGCATAAAGTTATTTATGTAAAAACAGATCCCATAAAATGTTATTCACGTATCCATACACGTGCTAGACCTGGAGAAGAAATAATTCAGTTAGACTATTTAATTAAATGCAACAATTATCATGATGATATGATAAATCATTGGCCTTCGCAAAAAATAATTTTAGACGGTAATATTGATATCCACCAAAACCATACTATTTATAATAATTATTTAACACAAATTAATGAATTTATTACAAATAACGAATAATTTATTAACAAAACAATTTAAATAAATAATAAATAATATAATCATTAAATGACTTTATCTTATTTTTTTTTATTTTGTTTTTTTAGTTACACTGTTTCTTTTAAATTAACAGTTCATCCAATTGAAAAGCGTATTGCTTACATAACAGGTATTAAAAATATTCATAGTATATCAGACGAATTTTTAGTTAGTATTAAAAAAATATTTCAAAAACATCCGATGCTTATATTTAAGGGAATTGAAAATGTGTCGCCAAAAGAATTTATTCACTTTTGCAAACAATTTGACGACGAATGCGACGAAATAGCTTTAGAAAATCCCGATGAAACTGATATTCAAATGTTACAACCGTTTGACCAGTTTCCTGACTGTAAACATGTGGCACCTAGAGGAAATATTCAATTATATAATTTTTATAATATTTCAAATATTACTATTAAACCTAATAAAGCATTTATAAATAATTATGTATGGCATACTGATATTTTAGGCCACCCAACTAAACATCCTAATGTTATTACTGGATTTTATATTGTTAAACAACCACTTATTGGCGGAGATACCGATTTTATTTCAGGTGAAACTATTTATGAAAATTTAAGTCGTAAAGAACAATTGGCCGCGCAAAATATGTTAATTCAAATTAATAGACATAAAATGATATCACATAGCATTCAAACTGATTATGCCGGGGTAAGTAGATTAGAAGATTTTGAACCTAGAAATGACGGAAATACACAAATACCATTGGTTTATGCTCCAGATAATAACAACGCATTTGAAAAACCTGCTATATTATTAATGCCTTCATTTTTTGAATGTGTTGTTGGGTGGCCAATCAAAGATTCTAGAAAATGGATTAAAAAATTTATGTTAAATAAAGTATTACCACATCGTATTAGTATTCAATGGAAAAAGGATGATTTAGCGGTATTTAATAATCGTAAATTTATTCATTCAAGTACTCCTGCCAGAAATTATTTAAATAACGAAGATAGCTCAATAAGATTATTATTACAAACTTTTATTCCAACAAATAAACCATTACTAGGAATTAAACCTGACGAAAAAAATATTAAGGCTTGTTATGATGTTGGATGGATAGGGAATAAACATTTAGCAATTAATTCCGCATATGAATATATTAGATACGCAGATAATTTAATAGAAAAATATTGTGATACACCCAAAGAAAATAACTTTTATACTTTACGAAAAAAATTATATACATAATTGAATAAAATTGAGATATTTATATTCAATTTCTATATATCTATTATTTAAAATGCTATCCGTACAAATTCCAAAAATTTTAGTTACTATCGTAAATGTTTTTGAAAAAAAATTTATATTAAGATTCGACGGGTGTAGTAAAGGTAACCCAGGTTTAGCGGGCGCTGGGGCTGTACTATATTATAATGAAGATGAAATTTGGGCGGACTATCAATTTTTAGGAAATCAAACCAATAATCAAGCAGAATATAACGGATTACTTTTAGGATTAAATTATGCTGTTAATTCAAATATAGGATCACTTTATGTGGAAGGAGATAGTTCACTTGTTATTAATCAAATGACAGGTAAATTTAAATGCGAATCACCTAACATTATAGATTTATATACAAAAGCAAAACAATTAGAAACCAAATTTGATTTTATTCAATTTAATCATATTTATAGAAATTTAAATACACGTGCAGATGAATTAGCTAATTTAGCTATACAAAAACATAAATAACTTATTTGTTAAAACTCTTTTATCTTAATTTAGTAAAAAACAAATATTATTAATAATATATATATGGAAAATATCAACAAAATAGTACCTTTTTATAAAATGTTAGTTTATTTAATTTTATTTATACTTGTAAAAAAATTTTTAGATATTATTATTCAAATAAAGTATCCCACATTTGACAACGTTCGGTTCGATAAACAACCAATATTATGGAGATATTTATTATATTTATCAAATATTTCTTATGTATTTGTATTTATTTTTGTTTTGTTTTTCTTATTTAACTATAAATTAAATGGATTAATATTATTTTTTCTGTATTTACTATTATTTAAAGTAAGTTACTATTTTTTGATCGATTATAAATATATTTACTTATTTATATCAAAAGACAAATATAGTAACATTATAGATAAATTAGATACAGTTGGAGACGATATTTTAGATTCAATAGTGTTTTTATGTTATATTTATATATTATATAGATTATTAATATCTTAAGATGTTTTTTTTGTTGAATGAAAGTATACAACTGTCATAGGAACAATATTTATCGCAAGCGAAAAGGGCCATGTCAGTGAATACCATATTCTATCATAAAATTTTATTAATACACCGTATTTTGCGGCGTCTAACGGAGACTTAATAATACGTTTTTCTTCTGTTGATAAATTACTTTTTTCGTATTTTTTCAAATATTCAAATGCATCATAATAACTTTCAACTAAATTGTAAGTTAACGCAGATAAAACATAAATATGAATATATGATTTTGTTGTAAGTGAAAGTTGGTTATAACTATTTAAAATAAAGTTAGTTCCAAACATTTAACTATTATTAATTATATTATTTTTAATATAATTAACGTCTCATTTTTTTAATATTCTAATAACGCTATATTAAGTGCTTTATTTGGTCTATATTTTAATAAATCTAATTCTTTGCTCGTAGTCGGAAATTCATTCTCTCCGTAAATATCTTGTAACATTAACCATTCAAACAATCCTCCCATGTAAATGTAAACATTATAAAATCCTAAAGAAATCAATTGATTATATTTTATACTTAGTTTTTCGTCATTCGCATTTTTACCATAAATAATAATTTTTACTTTCTTATTATTATTTTGTATTAATTTGTTTAATAGGTCAATTTCTTTTGTCGCTGGAATAGTATTTAAAATTAGACAATTTTGTTCTCTTTCATTTAACGTATTAATTAATAAAAATATCTCGGGATTTTTTATTACATATTGTACATCTTCAAAATTTATTTTTATTTGTGATTGAGAATTACCCATTCTTAAATTGTTATTTTATTTTTATGTATTTATATAAACTAAATTTTTATTTTATATTACACCGACTGGAAAGAAATAAAACAATTTCTGTTTATAGCAACGCCTATTTTAAATGCCCACTTAATCGCGGTTGCTGATTTTTGTTTTAAAAATGAACGAGTGTTCAGCCCTTTAGCAGTTACACCAAATAACGATGAACTTGGATGGGATAAAAAAAGAGATTTTTTAAAATTAAATTTAT